GAGTTAAAATAGTATCGCGAAAGACAATATTATCTGAAGTTATGGTTCCCGTAGTTGACACGCGTATTCTCTTAATGTCTCCACTTAGAGCATGCGTGTTGATTATAGCATAATCACCTTTGATACCCAAAACAAAAGATTTTGTTGTAATGTCACTTTCGATCAAAACCAGTCGACGATTATCAGAAACAACTGAATCTAATTCCTTGGGGCCTCCAGTGAACACACACTTAGTTGTCAATTTCTGCTTGGCATTCCATAAAGCGTGATTTTTTATTGGAATCCGCTTATATGATTGAGAACACTCCATCTCTTCTTCCTTCCCTTTGATTACAGAATTAACAGGATCGTCATTATAGAATATAGAGCTGGCTTCACTTCGTCCGCTCTTCCTATCAATATTCTTTTTCAATCCGTTCAACGATCTATATAATAATATGGCTCCTGAAAAAGCACTAAAAGCCATTAGAGCAGACTTCCCGTGTTTCTTCCACCAGGGGGTTTCACATACAGACATTTCAGACAGTCCCAATAAGTAAGACAGATAGCGCATATTATACGCGCATTGATTTTGTACACATTTGGGAAAATAATATGAAATGAGAAGAGTTAAATGCGGAGATGCTATTGCCTTGCATATGAATATCATTGCAAGAGGAAGTATCCTCAATGAGCGATATACAAAAGCGGCATGGCAACTCAATCCAAAGAGCATCACAGATATAAACTGCCGCAATAGCAGAACTTCGGGACTAGTGTTATTCAAAAAACACAAAACCCAAAGAAAAATACATTGCAACAAGGTCTTCGATGTTCTAAACAAATATAAAGCCCACATAGTGATGAAATCACGAGCGTTTGACAAACGCTCTCTTGCCGAGGCCTTAAGAACGGATCTCATAGCTCTCCTAGTTGTTGGTGAGGCGGCACGGTAATCCGAAAGCCCGCTCTCAACCACTGGGACTTCAGGTCTACTCAAATAATTATTTACTTTCATAGTTGAAGACATTTTCTGATTTATTTGATCTTGAACCGTGATGTAATTAGCAAAATATTCTTTGAGCACCTCAACTAATCTATAAATATCGTCCTGTGGACCTCCTGTCATAAGACAGTTTACGTTCACATCACGTACATTTATAGCGCTATGGGTTTTAACGCTGAAATACCAACGATCCATCAAATTAGCATCATGTGACATAGATTTTTCTTTATCTATACCGCACGAACCCGCTTTGCGAAATTCGGGCTTAACTACAGGTTCTATAATCAAAAATCTTTGCAGATAAGCTGCTGGGTTTTTGACTTGAACTTTTGCAGAAGGTAAAGGATGTGAATTAGTATCCACCAAAACAAGTTCGGGAGTAGCAAAAACTTTTCCTTTTCCCTCAAAAGCCATATCAACAGCCATAGGGAGCGAATCTATCAAAGAAGTCAATTCAAGAAAGGCAGGATCACCGGAAGTCATTACAATCTTATCCGTCATATTGCCTAGCTCCGAATAATGGATGATAGGTTGTGATTCAGGATCATATCCTTCCCAATACTGTGATGTCATTGAGCGATGATACATATGAGAGTCTTCATAAGTTCTTCCTTTAACCAGAGACCAAATCTCTGCGATAAATGGTAATATACGGCCTTTGCCTATACTTGGCTCTCCAAGCAACATTACTGCGCATGGAGTTATCCTAGTTTTCATATTTAACGCTTTTGTGGCCTCGAGTAGTGCCTCTTTCAAGGATACATGAAGCTTTGAAGCCTCGCTGTGTCCATATTTAAGAGGACTTACTTTGTTTAAAATCTCGTCAGCCAAAACTATAAGCGTCCGGGACTCTCTCACGAATTGACGTAAACACATCTTGCCCTCAACAGGTAAACCTGTATATAGCTTATCCTTGAAATACAAGAGATCTCTGAGTTGTTTTAACAAATTGGACATAGGATCTTTAGAAGTAAGAATATCTTTCACTGAGGAACCAGTAAACAACAACTCACCATACTTAAACAAAGTTAAGACCTGGTCTACGATCATCTCTATCATCGACATGAAATCCATCTTAGGAGGATGTCCAAAAATAGAGTAGGCTTTCAGAGCATATTCTTTAGGCAAAATCCTAAACGAAATAACTCCTACAATTAGGTTGCGCAAAGTGGTTATAAAGTCACTTCTAACAACTCTACTCACAAACTCCTTAATAGAATACAGCGTGTCTGAAAACGAGTTCTCTGCAAAAATGCCAGCGTTCAAGAAACACTCGACAGCATATGCCGCAACTCGAAGTTGTTCCGAAATATGCGCAATGTATTTTTGAGTTGCCCCTAGAGAGGACGCAAATTGAAACGAAGCGGCTGCAAAATCTATAAAATTTCGAGAGCGATATATTTGATATAGGTAAGTTACCGTCGGGGCAACAAAACTACCCAAAGTATCTATGGCACTGAACGGAGTAAAAATGTCTCCAAAGATTTCAGAAAATTCCTTTTCATCAAATTCTCCATTCTCTGCATAAGCCACACGAGGCAGAAGAGACTTTTGTAGTCCTATTTTGATTTGTGCATAAATCTCCTCATCATTATTACTCAAATTTTCAATAACTAATGATTCAGCATTAGCCACATTAGAATTTTGTACGAAGTTCTTAAGGGATTCCTTCAATTGTTTCTCTTCCTTAAGCTGTCTTTTCTCTGCCTTCCTTCGCTCTTTACGAGCCTTGTTAGGATGAACACCATTGCCGCCGCGAGGGGCATGTCCTCCACGCAAAATGCGCTTCTGGCGCTCGTCCATAGCGGATACGTTAACATCTTCAAATTCTGTAAACACACGCTCTTTAGAGCGCTGTTTTTTCCTCTTTTCTGACTCCACTAATTGTTTAGCCTTTTTCTCCTGACGTGCCTTGACTTTCAAATGATAGACAGAATCATCAACCTTTGCAGGTGCTTCAACTAATACCATTATTTCATCAAGTGTCAACTGTTCTGAATCTTTAGACTTAAGATCTTTGATACGCTTTTCTTCTTCAGAAAACTGCTTAACAAATTTCTTGTTTTTCTTTTTCTTTCCGTGTAAGACAAAATCATTTGACCCTAAGGCCTTGCGCTCGGCACTAGAGCTTGCCAATTTATTTTGAGCGGTACATTGTTAAGAATGTCAGGCATACCGATCTGACACAATGTGTAATACTTTTGTTTCCTATATTTTTAATCACCTAAAAGGTGATTTGACGCGAAACAAGCTAAAAAGCTTTCGTCACAATTTTGAGACCGACCATCATTCATATGTATTACAGACTGAATGAGTTTTT